GGTGCGGAGTATGAAAAGGTTGCCACTATCTATATTGGAGCAGCATCAACAGCATCAAGGGCAGTTGAATTATCAAGAACTGGCTCAATTAGTCTCGGACTGGCAGTTAGCGCTTCCGTTAATAAGTTCAGGGAAATAATCGCTACTGTTTATATCGGAGCTTCGGTTACTGCTGGTAGATTACAAGAGTTAGTAAGAACGGGAACGGTTCAAGCAGGCTTGTCAGTTACCGCCTCGCGACTGACGGAAATATTAAGAACTGGGGCTACCGCTCTCGGCTTGATGGTTCTAGCGGAGAAGTTCAGGGAGGTTATTGCCCTAGTTAAGATTGGGCTGGGGGTGTTGGGGGAAGCAACACTTAACTTACAGATTGGAGCTAGTAGCGACGACTGTAGGAGGGATAAAGGCTCTTCTCCATACTTTGGTTTAAATGCTCAATACCAGCTTGCTGGAGGGGATAATTCCTTTTATCAAGTTGGTGGTGGGATGCGTTTTACAGATGTTGCTATTCCTAGAGGAGCAATCATTACCAATGCATATCTAACTTTTAAGGCTTCTTTTTCAAAATCAGGAACTACTGTTAGAACAAGAATTAGTGCTGAAGATGTGGATGATGCTCCAACTTTTGCTGATGATGCAGGTGCATTTGATACTCGGTGGGCTAATCGTACCACAGCTAGGATTGATTGGGATAGCATACCTGCCTGGACATATCTGGAAAATTATGATAGCCCTGATATAAAAGAGGTTATACAGGAAGTTATAGACAGGGCTGGGTGGAACTCTGGGAATGCTATGGTATTCTTTTGGGAAGACTATGATAACAGAAGCAGTCATAATGATGATGCTCATAGAGCTGGATACTCTTATGATGAGAAGCCTACTGATACAACTAAACTCCATATTGAATATGAAATATCTATGTCTTCAAGATTGGTAGAGATTTTCAGGACTGGCACAACTCAAATTGGACTCTCGGCTACAGCCTCAAGAGCGGTAGAGGTTATCAGGTCTGCTTCAGTTGCTATTGGAGAGGTTGTTACTGCCGTTGCCCATGGTACTGCAACCTTCATAGCTGAAGTCCAGATAGGGCTGAATGTCAGCGGTTCTCGAACTGTGGAGGTTGCTAGAAGCGGAGCGGTTTATATTGGGCTGGCGGTCTCTGCCGTTTACAGTCAATTCGTAGAGTTTATAGGCTCTGTGGCTATTGGAATGTCTGTCAGTGCTTCACGGTTAGCCGAAATAATAAGAACGCCAACGGTTCAAATAGGCTTATCGGTCACGGCTTCAAGAGCAGTGGAAATCTTCAGGAGTGGCTTGGTTACTATCGGTGAGGTAGTTACTGCTAGCTTTATAGCTGGTAGGGAAATTGTGGCATTTGTTTCTATCGGGATGTCAGTTACCGCTTCAAAAGTAAAGGAACTTTTCAGAGTAGGCACTACAGCGATAGGGCTTGCTGTCACGGCGAGCTTTTTAATACCGCATATAGGGAGATTATTAAAGGTGAAGGTTGTCACCATGGCTTATAGAAACATTAAAGTGGTGACATTGAGCTACAGAGTCATAAAGGCTGTCACAGGTGCGTACAGGAAGATAAAAATCGGAATATTCGGAGGCTAGAATGGATGTCATAACGAAATTTATATCTAAAAGCACCGTTTTGATACGGGCGTATGTTTATAATGAGGACGGTGAACTTACCGACCCTACCAATACAGACTACCCTATCTCAGTACACATCAACGACTCTAACGGCGTGAAGAAGGCGGGGTATATTAGCGTTGTCGCCAGTGCGAGCTTTACCGCTGGTCTGACCGTAACAGGCACGACTTCAGGGGCTACGGGCTATGTCATATCCAAGCCCGACGGTACAACTCTCGAACTCCAGCGAGTAACGGGCGTGTGGGAATCGGGCGAGACGATAGAAGATACTAGCACGGGAACATCCACGACAACATCCGTTCTTGAAGATGCAGCTATGACGAAGCACGGTGCAGAGACCGGGGTTTATGATTATTTCTATAACACTATTGCTGATAGTGCCGAGGGTTGGTGGCCTGGTCAAGTAACAACATTAGACGGCAGTGGGGTTGAAATAAAAACAAGTACACAGCCGTTTTCGTTCGAGGTAAAGAAAGGACTATGAGGGACTTATCAGCCACAAAGTTAGAATCAGCTCAAAAAGATGACACTATAGATGCCATATACAAGGTTGTTTTGACGAAAGGGGCAAGCACTTATACCTATGAGGAGGATAGGATATTGCCCTCAAAACACGATGAAGAGCCGTATTCGCATCGAGCTACGATTGTCTTAGATAATAGCGATGGCGAGTTTGACTCTAAGGACTTAAAGGGCTATAGCGGGGTTATCTCGTATGGTATGGTGACAAGTGCTGGCAAAGAGTATTCAGCAACCGCTCCCGTTTTGGTTATAGACCAACAATATAATTCTCTATCCGGTAAATTAACCTGCGACCTTGAACTTGAGGGAATCCCGAACCTGATGGCTCAGGATGAAGCCAGTGAAAACTACATACCCGATGAAAGCGATACTGAGACAATAAAGACACTGGTAAACGCCATCGCTGGTGCTACTTTGGATTGTTTTAACCATTGTCACGCTTATGAAGTGGTCTGGGATACTGGATATGATAGCCTAGCTGATACTTATAAACCTAAAGATAGCTTCAGAATTTACACTAGAGGTTCAAGGCTGGCTAGTCTGAGAAGGGTACTGGACTACACGGCGAATGTAGCACGCTTTGAAGCTGACGGCAAAATCCATATACTAAAACCAGTTACTACGGGGACTACTTATGACTACGAATACAATCTTGAAAGTGGGCATACAATCTTCAGCAAGGCATATAGAAATAGCCTTGTATTTCCTAACAAGATAGTTGTTAAGTCTAACGTGGGTGACGACCCTTCTTATTCTGGCTCGGCACAAGTTGATGGCTATGCTTCGTTACCTGATGAAGTAAAGAAAACCACATATATTCTAACTCGACTACAAAGTAATAGCGAGGCTGATAATATGGCTACGGCTTTGATAACAAAAGCTGAAATGTGGTCTAAAAGAGGAGCGGCAGAAGTTCCAATCAATGTAGGATCGGAAGTCTTTGATTATGTGAAGGTCACTGACCAAAGACAAGGCGATTCTCGAACTGGGAACTTGGGCTACATTCATCGTAGATTTGGAGAAGGCAAATGGGCAATGACTTTTGGCTTCGGTGATTGGCTAGAGGTGCTCCACTACCGAAAGATACAAAAGGGGTTGGAGACATATACCGATGCTGGTGCTTACTTCGAGAGGCTTACCGTGGGAACGCTTTACGTTGGGGACATCTATCTTGATGATATTTTCGATGGAGTGAACTACGTCCGAGTTAAATCCGTTGCTATAAATGCTGAAGGGATGGTGATTCTCGACCAGGTTATAGAAGGAACTTATGCGAAGGTTAAAAAGGCATCATTGACTGCCGAAGGTTTAGTCTTACTCGACCAGGCTTCAGGCGATATAGACGACATAGGCGATGGTTCAACTTACCAGCGAGTGAAAAGTGCTGCTCTATCGGCGAGTGGTTTAGTCTTGTTAGACCAAGTTGTGACAGACACCTATGGGTTAGTATTAGCAACTGACATATCGGCTGGGCATATTAAGTTAGACGAAGTTGTTGAGGGTACTTATGGCTTGGTTAAGTCCACCGATATACAAAGTGGGCATATTAAATTAACAACAGTTGTCGGAGACCTTGACGATATTGATAATGGTAGCACTTATGGCAAGGTGAGGCAGACTGATATTAGCAGTGGGCATATTAACCTAACCAGTAGTTTTAGGATTGATGGGCAAACTCAAAGCACAGTTGGGGTTTTTATTGATGCAACCAATGGTATAACAATCAAAGGTGGTAAATTAAAATTACAAGACTCAAATGGCGCAAATAGCGGGATCCTTTACATAGATACTGATGGGGATTTGAGATTGGACACTTGGAATGTGCGACTTGGTAAAACTGGAGGATGCGTAAATATAAGTGCTGCTGATAAAATTTATCTCCCTACAAAATCATCAGCTCCTAGTTATCCATCTAAAGGATGTCTGTTCTTTAATACCTCTACAAACCATCTGCAATACTGGCAAGGAACAAAGTGGG